GTGCCGAATGTTCTGACGACGGACAATGCACACCTCGGCGAAGCCCAAAACCTAGCCCGCGCCGAACATCGCAACGTCGTCAAGGTACATTACGTGGTCGAAGGCGATGGTGGAAATAGTGTGCTAATCTGTATGGCATTTTGCCCGGGAGGCTCGCTTCAGGACTACTTTGAAGCTGACCCGATGCCCTTGCCCGATGTTAAGCGTGTGGCGACGCAAGTTCTTCATGGACTCGCAGCCCTGCACCATCGGGGAATGCTCCACCGCGACATCAAACCTGCAAACATTTTGATCGACGCTCAGGGCGTCGCACAGCTTGGCGATTTTGGTTTAGTCACCGACGATCTAATTCTTGGATATGGCTCACAGGCAGGATACTCCGATCATATCGCTTACGAGGTCTGGCATGGATCAGGTACTAGCGCCAAATCCGACATCTGGGCGCTCGGAATGACGCTCTACCGGCTTCTGCACGGGGAAACGTGGTACAGCGATGGGGCACGTCCTAGGAGTGAGGTCAAAGGCGGCGGCTTCGCGAACGGTCTTCGGTGGCTTCCGCACGTACCCAGTGATTGGCGGCGTGTCGTGCGCAAGATGCTCGCTGATGATTCGGCTAAGCGCTATCAGAACGCTCAGCAGGCTCTCAATGGTATCGCATCTTTATGTGTCGAGCCTGCCTGGCAGGCTGAGGTCACCCCAAACTTGGTCGAATGGCACATGACTAAAGGAAAGCGGAAGCTGCGGGCGGAATGGGAACGCCTGTCGGAACGCAAGCACCGATGGAGAGCATGGAGTGAACCAATTGGTCGTGGACAAAAAAGATCTCTGGGCGGGTCCGACGGCAAAATAGGCCGTCACGATGCAGAGGCCGGATTGCGGAATTTTCTCTGCCCTTAGGCTGGTCGGAAGCGCCTTGGGAGTAGGTAAGGACCAGAGAAGTCCGAGCTGCCAATTGGCCGAGTTTCCAACTCTTTGCGTGCCTGTGTTCGCCGCTCTATTGCACACTTTTTGCAGTAGGCGCTGGTGGAGCTTACGTCACTAGGCGGCCGCCAGGATTTGCCACAATAGCGGCACTTAGGGGAGGCAATATTGAGGTTGTTGATCTTGGATTTCATTGGCTAACTCCCCTCGGCATTGGGGGACAAGTAGTGAACAAATCATGAATCACATGTGAGGACAAGTCAATAGTTATGGGACGAACGACTCCTCACCCCACCCCCATGCGCAACGTATTTGAGGCGCGAGAGCTTCATGCCGCCTGCGCAGCCTTCCTGAGCACGTAATCCAGCGCAGCCCCGCCATCACGGAATAACCCCCTCGCGACAAGCGCATCTGCCTGCTCGCAGAACCGATCCGCCTGGCTGTAAACCTCGGTGTTCCGAGCGGTCCAGTTGTCGGGCGCGCTGGTGATGACAGGCTCAGCCGCGAACGTCATCGGATCCATGCCGGGGATAGCGGGCTGTGCAGCGCCCAGAAATCCGAGGTGCTTGGCGTACAATGCGCCGGGTGTCGGGTTCGAAGGGTGATCTTCCGCCCAGAACGCCATCGACCGGTTGATCCAGCGGCCAAGTCGCAGTTCGTCGAGGATGCTGCCTGCCAGGTCGCCAAGGGTGGCGAACAGTCGATTGCCGTCCTGCCGCAAGCTTTGGATGATGCCGTAGGCAGGCATATCGTTCTGAGGATGGCCCTTGACCACTGGCGCGGATCGCAGGGCAGGGTTGTAGCTTCCGACGATCTTCTGCAGGTCGGCCGCAGTGATCCCTTTCGAGGCCGACGTGCCGGCGCGAAATACCTCGATCTCACGCATCGAACCGCCGTCCCGATTTCGAGTCCGTAGAGGCGTCTGTAGCGGTATCCGGCCCACCAGTGCCGCTAACGTCCTCCTCGGCACTCTGTGGGGCCTCCTGAGCGGTTTCTCGCACCTTTGCGAGCGTCGCCTCTGCGTCCCTGATGATGCGGGAGACATCGATCGCACCGGCGGCGCCTTGCATCACGGCAACGATGAAGGTTTCCGCGAGGCCGACAGACGCTTCGAGGCGCTGGATACGATCCCGCTGATTATTGATCGCCGTAATTATCGTGGTCGTGTTGTCGTTCATCTCGGCGAGAAGGTTGTCGACGCGCGCTTTCTGCGCATCCAGTTCCTTCGCGAGGGTGGCCGGATCGATCATAGGGAACTCGCAATTCTATAGGGCGTAAGCCCGTTCGGGCCGAAACCGCCGCCGTTGAGATTCAAGCTTTTCAGGTATTCGTTCGTTTGCTCGATGCCGGTCCTGATCTGGGATAGCTGATCGTTTGCCTCGTCCTGCAGCTGCGTCTGCTTGACCGCCTCATCCAATTGACGCTGCGCCTCCGACACGATCCCTTCACCTGTGGTGCGCGCCAGATTGACATCCGACGCAAAGCCGCCCGCCGTGCCGAATGCATCACGCGACGTGCTGACAAGATTCCTAAGCAGACCCGCAAGCCGATCCGCTGCGCCTGCCTGCCCTTCCTCTGCAGCCCCGCGCGCCGCATCGATCTCCGTGAGAAGCTGATTGCGCTTTTCAACACTCGACCCCTGGAACAGATCGCCAAATGACAGGTCGTCGAGGAAGTCCTGTATCGACCCCACCTGCGTCCGCAGCAGCTGCTCCTGAAGCGCCAGCCGCTCCTTGTTGTTCTGTTCCTCCAGCGCCACCAGATCGAAGCCATACTGCCGGCCGATGCGCAGGCGTTCGGCCATCTGGCCTTCGAACTCATTAATAGCCGTCTCAAACGGGTTGAGGATGCCCGCCAGAAGCTCTTCGATGGCCTTAACCTTCACAGCCTCCTGAACGGCGCTGTCGATGTCTGACGACGACCTGAGCGCCTGTGCCACCTTCTGCGATATGCCAGTAATTGCCCCGTCGCTGATCCGGTCCGCAAGCGCGAACGCCACCGCTGCTGCGCTATCGTCTCCGAAACCGCGCGCGCCGTTCTTGCCCTTAAGGCTGTCGCCAGTCGTATTTACCCGGAATTCACCCCCGCGTGTGCCGATGGCAGTAATCCCTCCCGCCGTGAGGGTGCCGCCCAGCGCCTGCGCGATTTGATCAAGGCCAGACGTTACAGCGCTACCAAGATCGCCTGCAGTGCCGTACGCAGCCGTATCAGCGCCACCGATACGCGCATTGCCGGGGCCGGTAATGACTGCGCCAGCGGTCTTGTTGCCCTTCAGGAGGCTACCGATCAGGCTGCCGCCAATAGCACCCACGATAGAGCCGACCGGGCCTGCAAAGCTACCCAGCGATCCAAGTAGCTCGCCACCCAGCGCGCCGCCTAATGCCCCGCCCAGCGACCCGCCAAGGCTGGAGCCGCCGAGAATACCGCTTACGCCTGCACCGATAGCAGCGCCGCCAGCAGCACGGCCTGCAATCTGCCCCAGACCGCCAGCACCACCCTTAATGCCGAGGGCGCTGGCAATGTCTCCACCGATATCCTTCAGGCCGTCCTTTAGCGGGTTGAATATATCCTTCAGGCCAGTGACAAACGGGCTATTTTTCCCGCCGAATACATCTGCAAGAATGGTCGCGAAGCCGCCGGTCCGGCCTCCGATGGCCGTGAAGTCCCCCGTGGACGCACCGCTGATGAGACCGATGACCGTTGTCAGCGCATCCCCAGCCGTACCGCCGATGATCTGGCCAATAGCTTCTGCGCGCGCCAGTGCTTCGCGGTTGAACGCCGCTCCTGCCTCTTTACCAGCCTTGCCGAATTCCGCCTCGAGTTCAGAGTCGAGATCATCCAGCAGCTTTTCGTTCGCGCCACGCCTGAATCGTCCAGCCTGCTGCTGATTGATCTGACCGCGACCCAGAAGCTTGTCGATTAACTCCAGCTCCTTGCGGTAATCCTCCGCCGCCGCCTGCAACGGGTCATATGCGCGCGTGAGGCGGTCGACCTGACTTGCAAACTCTGCTGTTTCCGCCTCCCGAAGAGAGCGAGCGAGTTCGTGCATCGACTTATCAAAACGTTCTGTTTCTAACGCTGCCTTCTTATTTGCTGCCTCCAACTTGCGGATTTCTGCGGCAGCCTCACGCGCCGCCTTCGCTGCCGCGCGCTTGGCTTCAGTATCTGCCTTCCCCTCAGCGCGCGCTGCTTCAACTGCCGCGTCCCGGCGTTTGATTATCGCCTGAATTTCACGCTGCGCACCTGCTTGGGAAAGTGCCCCACTTTCGATACGGTCACGAACGGACTGTAGCTCTCTGTCGTATCTCTGTGTCGCTGCTGCGGCCTTGTCGGTCGCAGCCTCCGCTGCCGCTAGAGCGCCTGCATACCCTTCACCGCGCAGGGAGCGATTAAGTTCACCGACTTTCTCATTTTGCGAAGCCAGCAACTTGTTCAGCCGCTCGATACGCTGGTCTGCTGCGACAACGATGCCTGCCGCACCGTAATTGAGTGCACGGCCGCCAGTTGCATCACCCCGCGCGCGCTCGGCCTCAACGATAGCATCGGCAAGTTTAGCCTCTGTAAGCTTGCGAGTTTTAATCTCTTCGTCGCGGATCTGACGTACTCGTGCTGCCGACAGCTGTATGGAACGCTCAGCAGACTTGTTGGCGAGACCCGTTGCCTGATCCAAATCGCGGATCGCATCACTGAATCTATCAGCTGCATCTTTGGCGGTGTCTGCCTCATCACCAACATTGCCAAGACTGGTAGCAAGAGCCAGCGCAATCGTGCCCGCACCCAAGAGTGCTGCACCCCATGGTCCCGTGAAGAACGATGCAACAGCACCAACCTTCCCACCCATATTGGACATCGCAAACGCGACCTGCCCGCCTTGCTGCGCAAAGATGGTCATGGGCGAGATGCCCATAGCAAGGCCCTGAGTAACGTCCTGAATCTGGAAACCAAGCTGTTGGAATGCCGCCCGCTGCTGACCGGCAGATTTTGTTAGAGTGTTAATCGCATTGTTGGTGCGCACCGAACCTGCCGCAACGCGGTCATTCGCTCCGTCGAGCGTATTCAAGGCCGCCGCCGCCTGCTTGCTCTCCGTGGCCTCCTTTGCCAGGTTTCTGCTCAGCTGATCGACCGTCGTTCCCAGCTTCTGCGTCTGCTTTTCCGCCGCCGATAGCTGCCCCACCAGGCCGTCGGTGCCGTCCGCCTTGAACCGGACTGAGGTGACGAATTCACTCATCGCACCGGTCCCTGCCAGAAGGTGTCGGAAATCAGTTCGAGTTCGGTGCGGTCCTCTTCGTCGAAGCCCAGGAAGGGACGCGCAGGAATGTTGACCTCCCGCGCAAACACCATCCCGCCATCGGCGCCGCTGAACACGAGAAATTCGCCGTTCCTGGGCGTGATCCTTGCACCGAACTGGTGAGTGGCCGCGTAGCTCGCACTCTCCGCCTGGGCATCGGAGCCTACTTCTGCGAAATCATTTCCGATGTTCGACGTGATGGATCTGCGCAGACGGCCACGGTCGACGAGCGTTTGGCCATTCTGTTCCTGCGCCCGCCGTGACGGCTTCCACGGACGTCCTCCCGGTCCGCGCCCGCTTTCGAAGCGTAAACGGACGGAATCCTCGATGTAGTTCGCAGCCTGAGTGAACAGCGGCCGCAAGTCCTCGCTGTTCTTTGCCATGCCACGAAGCGCGAGGCTCAACCCGCCATCGTCGAAGGTGATCTTGACGCCCATCTAAGCCGCCAATCCGACGCGATGCGACCGCACGACCCCGAACCCGCTACTGCCGAGCGGTTCCCGGTGCGGGAAACGAAACTGATCCCAATCGGAATGCATGTAACTGACCCGGCGTCCCGCCGACCGATGCGGCTCAATAACCGCAGGGCGATCCGCCGCCGCGACCAGGTGCATCAGGGCAATGGCAGCGTCACCATGGCGCCCACGCTTGCCGCTGCCGCGTCCGATCTTCGGAATGCCGTTCACCAGTTCGATGGCGAGCAGATCCTCCAGAACCTCCGCATCGCGGGGCAGGTGGAGCAATCCGTCGGTGATCTTCGCCCGCAGGCGCGGCATGTGCGCGAGATAGAATTTCTCTGACAGCTTCACGGCTTCAACGCGGCTTTCGCCCCAACGACGGACGAAGTTCTCCCCGATGACAGCGCCGTTGCCGGTCGCGTCCAGCTTGGCAGCGGCAAAGCGAGGGATAGCACCCGCAATACGGTCGAGGATGTGCTGCTGTTCGACGTAAGGGACGTTGGACAACTCCACGATCAGCGGGACATTGAGGCGCGCTGTGTCGGTGTCGTGGCCGACCGCAATCACGCTCAGATCGTGCGAGCGTCCGAAATCCTGTCCGATGTAGCTGCACCGGTCCTGCGGCATCGCGGCAATGACAGGCATCACGTCGGCGTCGAACCAGCCATTGATGCGGTCAAACCTCTCGCTCTCGGACAAGGCCGTGAAATCGTCTTTGAGGCTCAGCCGCGCCATGCGCGCGCCAACGGAGATCATCGCCCGTTCGACCTCGCTGCGCAGGAGATATTGAACCCGGCCGGCTTGTGGAACGCAGTCATATTCCTCTGACACTGCGGGACCGGCCTTCGCCCTCTCGCTGGCTTCCCACGCAGCCTCTTTTTCAGGCGTCCATTTCTCTTTGTTCTCGATGCAGATGCGGCGGTACAGACCCTGCTCGATTGCATCGGAGAACGTCACACGGCGCGCTACCGCGCTGGCGCCGCGCTTCCCCGCGTGAATATCGTTTATGAGCTTCACGAAGGGGTTTTCGGCGCCGCAGTGCGTCGAGATGACCGTGATCGAGCCGCCCCACATAGTACACGCGCTGGCTGCGGCCATGACGCCCTCCAGATCGTCGACATGCGCCGCTTCGTCGATCAGGATGCTGCCCTTGGAGCCGCGAAGAGACCGCGCGGCGCCAGTGTGGCCGTAAACCGAATTTCCGCTTGAGAATGTCAGCTTGAGCTTGTTCTCGGTGTCATATTCCGGCTCTGACATCGTGAGCTTGAAGACGATCTCGGCAAAGAACTTCACCTCGTCGATGAACTCGGCAGAAAGATCCTGCGCAGGCGGTGAATAATGGAAATCCCGGCCACCTAGCGCCTTGCTCTTCATCGCCGTGGCCGCCGCCGCGAAAGCCGCCGTCCAGGTCAATCCGATCTGGCGCGACTTCTCGTACACAACCAGATCGTACGTCTGCATGTCCTGCAGCGCCTGGACCTGGTATGGCATGAAGATGGAGGCGGGTGTCTCAAACATGCGGAGCATGTTAGCCGTGGCCTAAGTCGTTGACACGCCCGGGTTACGTACCGGAATTGGGTAAAACTTGGCGGCGGTGACGAAGGATATATCGAGCCGCTCCGCAACCTCGTTCAGGGACAGGCCGGCAGCGGCAAGACGGGGGACTTCCACACGCGCAGGGCCAAGGCGCCGGGGTACGCGAATGTGGGTTCCCGCAAACGCTTCCTGCAGGGCGGGCGCGTCGTCGCCCATGATCTTCTCGAACCGTTTGGCGGCGGCCGACGTGCTGCCTTCGAAGGGGACGTAGATCTCCCGTCCCGCATAATGTTCGACCAGCCGCCGGAACCCCGCATCGCCGATCATTTCTCGCACTTCGGTGCTGCTCGCGAAGCTCATTCGTCATCCCCTTTCGGCGCAGGCAGGAGGACTTGAGGCGAAAAGCCGAATGCTGCCGAGATGACCTCAATACCGTGCTGGTCCAGCGTCTGGTGGCGATGGTCGACGGAGCCGGTCACGTGATGTTCAACCCGTTTCCGGACCTCGGGGGATAGCTTCTCGATCCGCCATTGCAGCGCGTGGAGCCGAACCTTGATGGCCTGCGCATTCTCAGGGTTTGCGGTTGCGGCCAAGGCAGCATGTTCCGCGTAGAGGTTCTCAGCATGCTCGTGCCATGCGGATTCCAGTTCTGCAGCGAGATCATCGTCCGCCTTCACCCAGCGGTGCAATGTGCGGGACGATATCCGCCCATCGGCCTCGCAAGCCGTCTTCAAGAACTCCCCCGCCGCAATGCGGTCGATGATTGCCATCGCAATTTCGCGGCGCTGGTCGTCGATTAGGGCAGGGGCAGGGGAGTCTTTGGCCATCGTCCTACGCCTTGCGGAACATGGCGAAGAGGGCAGACGGCTCGACCGCATCGATGTCCCAAGCTGGGAAGATGGCTTTCGTGTTCCGCCCATCCGCACGGCTGAGCTTTGCTAGCTGGCGGGGATCGTGAACCGAACAGCCCTCCGGCATCTTCCGGCCATGTCGCATCGGGTGTCTGTAAGCACCGTCATTGATGCGCCAGAGGTTAAACATTGGATCTAGAATTTCGGTGCGCATCGCTTCGGAACGAGAGACAAGTTCGCTGTAATACGCTTCGCTGCAGGCATGGGCGGCGAAAAGGGTGGCATCGTGTAGATCAGCCTCCAGTTCGGGCACCTTCGCCTCCAGCGCGGCAATGCGCTGCTTGCCCCGGGCAATGCCGCCACGGAGGGGCGCCGCCTCTTCGCGGTGAGCTTTCACTGCCGACTTGTCGCGGGTCACAGCCTGCTTGAGCTTGGCCATGATGGCACTGCCCGTCTTCATGTCGGGATCGGCCAAGAGCGCATCAGCAGCGTCCGCATCGCCGTAGCCCGTCGTCGTCGGGGTTTCTTCGTGAACGTGGTCCAGGCGGGCCTGCAGGCGCTCTGTGCTGGCAGTCAGCGTTTCGATCTCGGCCTTGGTCAACGTCAACGCCCTTTCGGCGTCGAAGTAGGCTTCGATGGTCTGCTCGGCTGCCTTGGTGGCACGCTTGTCGGTGATGATGGTATTCATTTGATGCTGCTCCAGCGTGCTGGAGAAGCTGTCCATTCCGGCCGGCACGCTAGCGGCAGGGTGGACGGGGAAAGACTTGGATGAACAGCTAGGCGGTTGCCAGCACCTTCTGAACAGTGCTCAGCGACACGCCGGATGCCTTGGCCGTGGCGCGCAGGCTGTGGCCCGCGCTGCGCAACTGAACGATTTCTGCGGCCTTGGCTTTCGGAAGTGATGGACGACCAATCGGCCTCTTGCCCTTGGCGCGGCGAATGTGTTCCGGTTCGGCTTTCGCCCTCGCCAGTCCAGCCTTCACCCGCTCGACGATCATCGCCCGCTCCAGTTCGGCGAACACCGCCGCCATCTGCAGCATGGCGCGCCCGTGAGGGGTCGAGGTGTCGATGGCCTGCGAGTGGTAAAACTGTGCGATGCCGTGTGCGTCGAGTTCCGCCATTGCCGTCGCCACCTGGCTCGTTGACCTGCCCAGCCGGTCCACCGACCAGAACACCGCGATATCGAACTTCCGACGAGCTGCGTCCTTCATCAGCGCTTCCAGCCCAGGTCGCTTGTCCCGTCCCTTCGCACCGCTCAGCGCCTCGTCCGTATAGGTCTGAGTTATCGTCCAGCCCTTCAGGTCCGCCAGCTTGTGTAGATCCCGCCGTTGGTTCTCGACGGTCTGCCGGTCGGTGGAGACGCGAAGGTACAGCGCAGCGCGGGTCATCGGTGTTGTCCTCGATCAGTGAGGCAATCACCGTATTCCATGCTGTGCTATAAAACAACTGTTTTACGGTACATGTAATGCATGGTGTCAGAACCGCAGAAATCCGTGCTTTCGATGCAGCCGTTCCAGCAGGGGTTTGCGGTACAGTCCCTCGCGCGTGCGTACGCGAGGCTGACAGGCTGGCTGAGAAGGTAGCCTCGACGAACCTCCATCTTCTCCCTGATCGAAGCGCTAGCGACGCACCTGCTCCACCACCTGAAATGCTCCAGGTTGCAGGATGACCCATTGCACCACCTGCTCCACCACCTCCCCCTAAAGGGGGGGAGGGTGGAGTGGAGCGGCTTGTGTTGCTCCGCGTGCTACACATGGTTCCGCTCCACTTTTGAAGGTGGAGCGCCGTCCATGGGATACTCGCCTGGTTCGATGAAAACCCGTTCCCGGCGGGCGTCATCTTTGCGCTTCACGCGGACGAGTAGGTTGCCTGTCCAACGTTTGAGAAGATGCTTGATGCGGGCTTTTGAAGCTGCATCATCGCCGTCGATATTAAGGGCAGTGGCAATGGCATATCCCACCCAATCAGGTGACTGCACACTCTCTCGCCAAGCACCATCGGCAACCGCATTATAGACGGCGCGCAGATCCTTTATGTTAATGCCGTCAGTAGCGTGAGGCGGTGTCCAGGCCTCGACGACACCAATGTTGTCGCCCCGTCCGTCCTGCCCGTTTCCGAGCCATATGGAGGCAAGCCTGTACCAGTCGGCCTTTTCTGGTGGGGTGCGATTATGTTTATCGTCCTGGACGCTGAAGTGTCGGCGGCGCTCCTCATCATCGACGATGCCAAAACCTTCTGCTTCCTCATTGTCCATGCGGTTTAGGACCAGTGTCGAGCGGGTAGCATCCGTGAGGGCCTTGGCGCCGCGGCTGGCTTCCGCGCCGACCTTAACTCCCGCCAGTTTTCGGGTGTGATGAACGAGGACGACGCAGCAGTCTGCTCGCTTTGCTACCCTTGCCCATTCCTTCGTGATCGCATCGATCTTGGCATTTGCGTTCTCGTCGACCTGGTGGGAACTAACGAACGGATCGATCATGAGAACATCGATCTTACGGTTCAGCAATTCGGCTACGACGGCCTCGTAGACTGGGCGCAAGAGTTTGAAGCCTCCATCGTCTTCGGTAGCCGTGCAGAGACCCTGTCCCTCCATTGCGCTGTCGACCAGAAGGCGGTCGCCGCAGTCAGCGGGCGAAATGCCGTGATGGATTGCAGCCGCCGTAATCTGGCGCTCCAGTTCGGTCGCATCATCCTCTAGATTCCATATCCAGACGCGCTGCGGACCTTCCCACACCTGCTTTCCGAGGAATGGTTTCCCGCTGGCCAAAGCAAGTGCTGTGGCGATCTCGAATATCGTCTTGCCTATGCCGCCTGGAGCAATGATCGCAGCTACCGTGGCGCGGAGGAAATAGCGCCCGTAGAGCCAACTGCGCTGCGGTATTGTCGCGGGATTTGGCCATCTGAATGGCGTGGCCGAAATCTTCATCTCGGCAGGGACGCCGATCTGTTGGAGTTCTGGCGTAGATGCAGGGTAAAGTTCCGAGATGCCGGCGGTGTCGATGTCCATCATCTATGCCTCCAGGTATCCGCCCAGTCGGCGCCGGGGGTATCTGGAATGCGCAGGGCAACCTCTTTGCCCGCATCGGCCCATTGCCGCGCGCAGTGACGGCCAGCATCGATGCCGGCGTCGTCGTGGTCCGCGAAGATGGTCAGCGCTTCGATACCGGGAAGGGCAGGTAGGCGCTTAATCCCGCCAGCGGTCGCCATCGCCCACACAGGCGCAAAACCGGCCTGAAGCAGCGCTAGGCCGTCTTCGATACCTTCGCATACGCCGAGCCCGGTCGTCACGTCCGCTGAGTGCGTGAGCATGATAGCTCCGGGGTCGCCGAGCATCTTGCGCCCGACTTTCCTTCCACCTTCATCGATGGCGGTGCGGTGAATTCCAGAGAACTTGCCGGTGATGGGATCCCGCATGATCGCCACCATCGAGGGGAGGCGAACACCTTCCCCAAACATACATGCGGGGTGGAAACGAAGAACTCGATCTGCATCAGTAGGAATATCGACGCCTCGCTGTTCTCGAAGGTACGGCTCAACGAGCGTCCCCCATACTGGCTGGGTTTCTGTCGCTACCTCGAGGGCGAGCCTACGCATTGCTTGGCGGCGCAGGTCTTTAGCTTTTCGCGCCTGCTCCGCTGCGGCGTGGTCGATAACAGTCGGTTGACGCTGCGACCCGTTAAAAGCAGGCAGAATACCTGCCCGTCGGTCTTCGTCCTTGAGGGCAAGCGGATCTGCGCCATTAAAGGAATGGTACAGCACATTGTCAGGTGCGCCGGGCGCGTCCCGTACGGTACAGCCCCGGTCGCGGGGGCTATGGCCTGGGGCGGCGAAGCTTCCCCAGCTTCCATGCCAGTCGCCACCGCGACGACGCGTGATTGCTTCGGCTAAGCTCAT